CAGCAATGATGATTTCAGGGAAATCAATTTGAGAGTGTTCTGAAGGTTTATGAAAGTCTCGTTGCTTGACATCAGCATGCTGATACCAAACATATGTTCCCTTTTTGACTGGACCTTGATAACGCCCCTCCATTCTAGCTATATTCCTCCCGTAAAGGAGGGAGCCAGGGTAAGGAGGAGCATCAGCTTTCAAATAATGAGCGTCCGCATTTTGGGGAGCAAGAACAGAGAAAATCTTTCCATTTACATATGCATCAGGGGCAGTAAATTGAAACCAAGCCGCCATTTGTCCCAACTGATAAGCAGATGTATCACCAAAGTCAGAGGGCTGGATAGTGTCAACACCAGGACTAATATTCAAAACAGAACTAGTTACAGTTGTGGCTGTTAGGTCAAACTCTATGTAATTTGTTCCATTCGTTTTAGCAGAATCTAGAACAATAATGTCCGCATCAGCATAAAAGAATATTCGAGTAGCCCCGGCATTTGTTGTACTTTGCATTCCAGTCACATCAACCCCGGTACCACCTGACAAATTGAGACCTGATAGCCCAGTTCCTATAATTCCTCCTGAAAGACGGTAGGTACCCGGATTGAGATAAATGCGGCTGTCAGTACCAGTCGCCTCAACCCTTAAACGGGTATCCCCACCCTCATTGGACTCAAAAGTTGGAGCATCACCGAATGGTTGAGTACCACTCATGGTTCCACCCCCATTGAGCTCGAGAGTGGTGTTGTCCTGCAAAAGCAAAGGAGTGTTATCATCAACTCTGGGATCCCGACCATCTAAATCAGAAAGCCAATTGCCTGGATCTGAAGGATAGACAGAGGCATCATCAATAGGATAGTCTTTAGTGGGATCCCATATAGAGATCTGATAATCATTGACATTCCCGGAGCTCCCCATAGTTGGGCGAACTCCAATTGCAAAAGCTCCCGGAAACTTGGTAGAAGAAGAATTGCCCTTAATGGTAAACGTTCTTAAGGAGGGGTAGAGAGCAGATGGAACCGCAGCACCTCCAACTGGCCCTGGTCTACAATGGAAATCAAACGGATTGATAACAGACATAATAGCTAAGACTAGCTCATCCGTCATCGCAGCCGTGAGATTAAGACCATGAATAAACCGCGCTGGACCAAGAGATACTGGGGTTCTACGCTTCCTCCTTCTGACGGTCTGACCAGGCTTGAGACCCGAAAGCTGACCACGGTTCTGCATCGATTGATCGATACGTGCCTTGATCTCGGCTTTGGTGGCCCCCTCCTTCTTCGCCTTGCGTATAATACGCTTGCGTCTCGCAGGTGTGAGAGCTTGAGTCATATTGGCAAAATTTTAATAACAAACAAAGTCCAATAATAATTAGAAAACACACAAGAGCAATGGATATGAAGTAACAAAGATCGTTGAATAAGTCTTCACGCATGTTGCTATTTTATACCACCGTGATAAGGGAAAAAAGCAAAACCTTATCACACCACCCCCCCGGTCACGTCAATCGGGAGGTGAATGCAACAAGAGACAACTGGCCCACGATGGCATGATGATCTTATGGTCTATGAGAATATTTTCTTCACCCTCTGCGACCACTTGAGCGACCACCTTTTCAAAGTAGGACTTAAAGAAGTCATAATGTTGTTTCGACAAAGCCCAATTCCTGGCATGAGCAGTGACGGCAAGCAGATGTTTCCAAACTTCAGCGTTAGCCTCTTCCAGCGCAGCAACATGTTTAGAAAACTGCGAAGGTAAAAACGAGACTATACAGTGATTGTCATCTTTAAGCCTTGCTAGTCTACGGCCCAAGAAATCACCCTTTTCATCAGTATAATCCACTCCCAGACCTTTAAAAGAGTTCACAAAGTCCTCATAAGGCCTATCAATGAGTGAATTGTCACCGAAACATTGAAAGGGATATCTAAGACCACTAACAGCTTGGTCATAACAAACACAGAAGATTGAATAATCCGTGTCGTCTCGACTGGTCATCGGCGAGCCTGAAGGCATGCCGTGCTCCTTAACATACACAGACCCATCAAACATCATTATATATGAATGAACTGTATTTTGGTAAAACCACCAGAGCCATTGACGCTCTAGATCAGTCCAAAAACCAAACTCGGAGCGTACCTCATATATGAAATGAAGCACAAACTCACAGAGAGTGGAATCCATACTGACCATGTCGACAGCAGAAGGGTTAATAAATTGTGAATACAATTTTTCCCATCCACCGTAAAAAGGGTCAATTCCGATTGAGGAATGATCTTCACCACAATGTGCCATAGTTGCAACTTTAAATTTCATGAAGAGCCGAAACCCAACATATTTATAAAGCATGTATGCAACATTAACATTTCTTGTAGCTTTGATTATTTTACGGACTTCCTCCTTGGTTAAATCGGAGAACCAAGCATAGAACCTAGGACCAAGTTCGAACAATTTCTTGAGCAAAAGAGCCTTAAAAGGGTCCTTACCCCAGTCCCTTGTAGATCCCTTTGATACTCCACAAGAAGTATGTCCAACCGCAATCATATACTCGATGGTTTCCTCATGAGTAGACGCACATAAAGAATATGAAAAAGGTAGAATATACGAACAATATAAATCCATAGCCTCACGAATGTGCGGGGTTTCCGCACAAAACTTATGTTGAGGCCTTTCATACTTCCTAACCCCAACCCAATGATCCTCCGGATTATGTTTAGCCCAGTGCCATGTCCTATCGTTTTCTAAGTTGGCTTCTTCCAAGCTCTCTTCGAGCTTGTCATTGAACCTTCTTGTACTCTTACGAAAGGATTGAGAGCGCCGAGGAAACACCAGCGGGTGGATATGAGGGTCGGAAGTAAGACGCATATATACTAGCTCATTCCTCCACCCGCTTTCGAGCAATGAGCAGAGCAGTTTAAAGAGCTATAGTGTAAAACTCCGTTAACCGGTCTACCCGCTACCCGTCCACAGATGTGGGGGCCCACAAACTTCCATTGGCCTTCCACCTTAGTAACCAATGGCAATCCACAATCTCCATCATTAGTAGAGATGTTGTATTTAATCACTGGAGCAACTTCATCAGCAATCTTGACCTTTGTCATTTGAGCAGAG